TATATGCCCAGAACAGAATACCTAAAAGACCATTACTTCCCATTGTAATCTGAAGATAGGGCGAAGATGGGCAGTCATTCCAACTTACAGAGAACTGAAACAAACTCCATCTTTTAATATTAACAATTTGGACATATACTTCGTGTCCAAAGTCATAGCGATGCTTAAAATTAATTAGATCCATTTAATGTCTTCTCAATAGCAATTAAAGTTTCGTAAGGAATCCATGCTGGGTGTTCATCAGCAAACTGAACCTGAACTTCCCTAACTTTTTGTTCCAGAAATTTTGAATATGATACACGTGTATTTTTCACGTAAGAAATAGGGTTATTCATTGCATTTATCCTCAAAGTCAAACCATTCATACAGGGAGTTCATCGCAGCATCAACCACACAATCAACCACAGCATCCTCGTGTGGGTTCTCTACGTGTTTATGGGCACGATTGTATCCATAACGAACACCTTCTTCCAATGCCATCTCCAATACCTTACGAAAGTTGGGTTTCATATCACTTGGAAAGCGACTTAACACCATTCAGAACTTCCTGAAAGCGTTCGGCACGACTCTTGTGGTGCTCTACATTCTCCTCAAGAACACTCACAATATCGTCCAGGACAACATCCAGAGACGCATCAGTATCAAAGTATTGTTGGATTGCTTCGGCAAGATACCGCCGCCGACTCCATTCCATACTATAAGGTTTGTAGTCCATAATAATGGGTGTATATGGGTGTATTATAGGGTATTTGTCAAGTCTTGTCAAGATTGATTTTTTCGATCATACTTATGCCACTTGCACCAACCATCAGGAGAAATCTTACCTTTTACGGCAGTACAAGCATTAGGTGGTCTCCACATATTACAGTTAGAGCACTTTTCATTACCCTTTGGTTCTTCTTGATACCCTGCAGTTGCCTTTGATGCTTTTTCTTCTTCTGAAAGAAATTCTTGAAATGACTTCATTAGTCTCTAGTCCTCCAATCGGTTTCGTCTTCATCACGCTTAAACCAATCGTGCAGTTCATCTGGGTTATCAAATCCTCTTCTACCAAATCTTTCGTGCCCTAAACCACCAATATCCATTGAGTTTAGAAAATCATCCATCGCATCCATATCAGGATTTTCTGCTTTACGTCTTGCCTGACGAAGCATAGTTCCAGCAGAACGATTGGCTTTTGCCAACTTCTCTGCCCAGATCATATCTTCTAAACTTACCTCTTCGTGAAGAACAATCTTCTCACAGATTGCTTCAAGTCTCAACCGATACTGCGTAGAGAGCAGCAGGAATACCAAGTATAGGGTTATTTATGTTAGATTGAAAGAAATAGAGATTCTTTCTTCATTACTCAAATTAGGATGTACCTTGTGAGGCAGCCAACTAGGAAAGATATACAGTGTTCCTTCTTCGCTTGGAACCATGAGAGAAGAAGAGTTAAAAACATTGTATTTCTTAACCTTCATATTAGTCATCAAAGACATTGAAGGATTTTCAAATTCAATATTTCCACAATTATCTGGAGTTTTTACATAATAAACTCCACTTAAAGCAGATCCAGGATGAGTATGAGACCAATTAAAATTTCCATGCTCATTAACATTCATCCAAGCATTTCCAGATAAAGTTGATTCAATATTTAAAAAATCACAAATTTCCGCAGAAAAATCAAAGATACATTTAACAATCTCTTTTAATTCTTTTGGAGGTTTATTCATATTAAAATTATTTGACTGCCATCCACCGACATTACTAATAACTCTACCACTATCATTATCTCTTCTTGATAGACAAAATGATTTTACATTTTCATTATTTAAAGAAAACTTTTGGCAAAATAAAGGTATAGAGAAAATAGTTGGATATGGATTTGTTGAGTGATTCATTCTATAATAATTTTTATTCATTTATTACGATATTCATCCATTAGTTCTTTGGCAAGTTTCATAGAACGACGCCACATTAGATATTTTACCACAGGATTACGTGGATTGTTCAATAACCACCACTTTTGTTTCTCAAAGTTAGATTTTGCTAACTTTGTAAGATAATAAAAAGCAGCAGCTACACTTTCATCCGTTGCGATGAAGTATGCCACTACTGCAAATACGATAAACCAAACGTAATAAGTCATCGTCTGATTGTTTTTAGATACTCTAACACATGCTCACGAACTGACATGAGTTCATGATAACATTTTTGATTGTGGGCACATTGACGAAGTTCATGGTCTGGTTTATGAACACTCTCAATAAACAGATCAAGACCACGATTCCATTTGATTTCAGAAGCTTCTTCCATAATCAGTGTAATAGTTATACTATTTAACCAAGAAATTGATCTAGACTGGATACTGATGCACCTTTTGCGGACTTTTGAATGTAGGTTTTTGCGGACTTGTAGTTGTTTGCTACATGAACTTGTTGCCCATTGTGAATAATAACAAACTTTTTGCCATATGGGACTGCTACCCACATACCATCTTTGCTCACATAACCTTGAGGATCTCCTGGAGTTGAATCTAAAACTCCAGGGCGAGGAATAAACGATTTTTGAAAAGATTCGCTCATCCGAATACAGCGGTGACACCCATGACTGTAGCATTGGGATTACGTGCCAGTGCTACCTGACGTGCCTCCTGATAATCACGTGCTTCAACAATCTCATTAAAGACTTTGCCAGCAACAAAAAGTTGAACTTTGCAACGCATTGGGAATTTCTCCTTAATTACAAGTATATTATACCAGAATGAACAGAAATTTCTGTTCTCCCTGTGACAGTTTGTCAACTGGATAACTAGGCGTAAGTGAACCAACCAGTAGCAATGTATTTTGTTTGCGTTTTACTGACAACACCATGATGAATATGTGTAAAATAAGCAGGCCATATTAAAAGTTTTCCCTCTTCTGCATTCACAGTTAAATCGTAAGACGGAAAACGAGTTCCTCCACCATCTACAACGGTATTCAGATAAAACATCCAAGCAAGAACTGTGGGAGTTCCCTTTTCACCAGATTCACAATGAACCTGATGATATCCTTGATTTGGTAGATACTTTTGAATATGATAGTAATTATCAGGACCCCATGGAGCTATCATATCAGATCCAGAATATTCTTTTCTATACTCATTAGAGTATTTCATTAGTGCCTTTTCAAGTAGATAAGTTGCGTAAATATCTTCTTGCCACCAAGGCACTACTAAATCAGTAGAATCTTTTCTACTTTTATCTACAGCAGGTTTCATAGATTTGATATCAAAAAGCATTCCTGGTGCTTTCTGATCAGAATCCTCAAAATATTGAATGATTGCTTTACACTCATCTTTAGAGAGAGCATTTTTGTATGCCCCAATAAAATCTGGATTTTGTTTTTTACTCATAATTACCTCTTAACGACGCTGATGGCAGGCAGACCCTGCTGGAACACGGTATCCACCACCGCTTGGACCTTCTTAGCGGTGCTGATGCCCACAGAAGAGTAGACAGGGATGCAGACCAACCCAAAGGACTTGGTGTAGTCCTGAAGGGCGCCAGGGGCGATCCTACCGCTCTGTAGGGCAGCAGCATCGTCCTTGTGCAGGCGAATCACCCGCCCGATGGTCTGAGAAATACCAATGTAATCCATCGAACGCATAAACAGAACTGCCTCCAGACCAGACACATTGATGCCTTCAGACAGAATGCTGTGGTGAAGAACAACGAACTTCTTATCGTCATCCTTACCCCAAGCACTCAGAGTATCAAAGAACACCTCACGGTTGACCTTCTGACCATCAATCACAGCACCAGTCTTGGACGTGATATACATCCAAGAGAACCCACGATCCTCCAGTTGCTGACAGAAATCAGTCTGAGAAACCAAAGAAACAATCTGCTTGGTTGCCTTAGAGCAGATCAGAACCTTACCAACTTCCTGAGCATCAATCGTCTGAATCAGATTCTCACAGTCAACGTCAGCGACGATCTGACCCTTGGAAAGCATCTCAAACTGCTGAACCACAACCTTAGGGGGAACAATAAAACCACCCTCAACCAGTTCAGGAGCAGGAACATTACAAATTACGTTGCCATAAACGGCAGCGTCATTCATGCCAGGTTTGGAAATAGTGGCAGAATGCTTAGGAGTAGCAGTGAAGAAGTAGCAGCGGTCAGCAGAAGAAGCGAAATGCTCGGTGGCAGGGAAGAAATGACGTTGGACAGAGTTATGTGCTTCATCGAAGTAAATAGTATCAACCTTAAGGTCTGCCTGTTGCAGACGCTGCAGGGAGTTATAAGTGGTGAAGATCAGTTGATGCTTATAGGCACGGCGAGACCAGTTGTAGATCTCAGAAGGTTTGGTCGTGCTCTGGTGATGCGTCTCACCACTATGAACGTGAAGAACAGCAGCAGTCGTGATAAACTCAAGGAACTCGCTGGACAATTGCTCTGCCAGGATGATTCTCGGACAGCACACTACAATGGTCTTCGGAGCATCAGACTGAAACTCACGCAGAGCATCAAAGATAGCAACGTTGGTCTTGCCAGAACCAGTCGGCATAATCACCTGACCCTTACGATACTGCAGCAAGGCATCCAAAGCACGTTGCTGGTGAGGTCGGAGTTGAATCACAGGTCTCATCGCGTATAGGACTATTATAGCAGAAAACCGCCCCTGGTGCGACCCATGGGACAGTTCTCAAAGTGTCCTAGTATTTCATCTTCAACCTAGACAAAGGTAGTCTAGTCGTTTGTTTGATTGTTGTCAAGTTCTTCGGTTATTTTTTCGAATTTCTCTTGCCAAGAACTTTCATCAGCAGTCCACTTGCCTAATGGACAAGAATCAAGGATAACTCTTGCTTTTGCTGGAACATAACAACCACATTCCATGCATTTATTTTCCATATCATCAAATCTTTCACAAGACCTACAAATTTGTGTTCTTTGCTTATAAACATCATCAGATGCAACCAAAACGGTATTATGATTTTGATTGATGTACTTTAAAAGTTCCCAAGAAAAGTTAGCAAGATTTTTTGCTTGTTGCCCAAGAGAAGGATACTGTTTTTCGTCAGACATGTTGATATTTTTCAGTTAAAAATATTTATTACAGATTATACAGGATTATATGCACCTTTTACTGTTGATGCATTAATTTCACCTTCAACAAAATAATTTGATCCAGAGATCGCTTTGCCAGCAACTCCACCACTTCCAGTATTATTACTGTTATCACCATTAGAAGCCCAATCTCCACCAGAAGCACCCTGCAATCCTGCAGTACCATTAGTCGCTCCACAACCTCCACCAGCACCGCCTGGAGATCCAGCAGCACCTGCTAAAGATCCAGAAAGATTTGTGTATCCTCTTCCAAGACCACCAGTTCCTCCAGCTCCACCGGTACCACCAGCAGTGGGAACATCTCGTCTGCAATATCTACATTGCCTATTTTGTGAGCAACATGTGCTCCATCCGCAAGAATATGTTTGGCAGCATCCGCCACAGTTTCCATTGTATCCAGTTTGATAGTATCCACTTGGACATCCTGGAGCGCCACCACAACCTGCTGTTTCAGTTGTAAGAACGCAACTTCCTCCGGTTCCATTAGTACCATTTTGCCCTCTCTCTCCACCTCCGCCACCACCATAAATTTTTGCACTACTTCTCACAAATACCGCAATATTATTTCCACCCGAAGATGCTATAGACAAACCAGTTCCACCCTCTTCTCCAGAGGGATCTGGTGCGCCTGCGGTTCCTCCACCTCTACCACCACATGCATAAATGTTTCCATAAACATCAATGGTTAAATTATACGCTGTAGCATCAAAAGTTGCTGCTGGAGACGGAGCGAGATTAGATCCACAAGTTCCATCAACAAATAAAAATTTACGAATATTTTTAGCTAAATTACCCTTCCAGAGTTGAACATCAATATCAAGATTAAGATCGGTTCCAGATTGTGTAAGATAATGATACTTTACGGAATTTCTAAATTGAGAAGTTTTCCAATTTGTTTGTGTGGAAATACCTGCATTTTCAACAGAATCTGGAACAATAGGATCCTCATCCGTAATTGTTGTGATTCTTCTCAATTCCGATGATCTAATTTCAGCAATATCAGTATTAAAAGATGGTCCATCACCAGATGCTTGCTTTCTTAACTGGGCACGAAAGTTTGTTCGTAAAGAACTAAACTTAATTTCCCCAGAAGTATAGTAAGGACCTGCCGTTGAAATCGCTACTGCCATTTATATGATGTTTTTTTTATTTATGAATTGAATCTATAATTTTCTTATGCGACACTTTCCCATTTTCAATTTTTTTCTTTTGATTGTATGAATGATTCTCTATTATCATTTTTAAAATTTGATTTTTATTGTATTTGGACTCTAAATGTTCACAAATAGATTCTTTATTAAACATTCGCAATCCATTAGAAACTTGAATGAAACTGTCAAGATGCCAGAAAAATCTAGACAAGTTATCACCTAAACTAGAAGCATCAATAAATTCATTTCTACATTTCTCATCAAAAGTTCTAACCCATTCCTTTTTATTAGAAGTCATATATTTCCAAAAATTAGAATCAGTTCGATTTGTATTGTAGTGTAAACAAATAAAATCAACAATTGCTTCGTATGTTCTTAGATTCATCTCGTTGAATCTGTTTTTATTATGTTCTAAAAATTTTAGAGTAGAATTGAATGAAATAAAATCATAAAGTTGTTTCACAATAATATGAATACCAGTTGATTCTAAAGGTTCAACAAATCCACTCGATAACCCAACTGCTAAACAATTACCAACCCACGCTTTATCATAATATCCAGGTTTGTAATGAATGATTCTGTCAGTCTTTAGTTCAACTCCAAATTTTTCTAATAACCAACTATTATATTTTTCTCTTGCTTCTTCATCTGTTGTAAATTTAGAAGAATAAAGATATCCTGTTCCATATCGATTTCCAATTGGTATTTGCCATATCCATCCATTATCTGTCGCTTCTGCTAATGTATACGATG